AATGAAATGGAAGGTCATAGAATTCCCCCTCCGGCCAGAGAGGCATACCTTCAAGAGCATCTTTGATTTTTACCGTTTCAAAAGCTTTATCTTCACCATGAGTGGGTTTGGGGAACTCATACTCAACTCCGAAGTCGTTCCTGATGCCAACAATAAATATTCTTCTTCGCTCTTGAGCAACTCCGAATTCAGCCGCGTTTAATACGTTTGCGCTTACTTTATAGCCTGCATCAGTAAAAACGCGCAGTTGATCCTCAAGAAGGTGTTTAAAGTTTTTCCGAATCATTCCTGAAACGTTTTCAACGATGAACGCTTTTGGGCGAATTTGATTTAGCGCTCTTGCAAATTCGAGATATAAAGTGTTTATTTTTCGATCAGGATTTCTCAATCCGCCTTGGCTGAAGCCCTGGCAAGGGTAGCAACCGACTAATAGTTCGGCCGCTGGAAAATGCTCAATGGTTGAGATGCTTGCGCGGACATAGTCCGTTTCAGGATGGTTGGCGAGATATACCTCGCGCGCATAATGCATGATGTCGTTGGCCATGAGCACGTCAAAGCCCGCCCTTAAAATTCCGGCGTCTGACCCACCACATCCTGAAAATAATGATACAGCTGTTGGCATTCGTATTCCCCTTAAGCGCTGGCGATTATACGGATTCGCAACAGTTAATACAGGCTCTCCGTAAGATTAAGGTGAATGATCAGACGTGGCTTTTTGCCTCCAGACGCTTTGCTTCGCGGTCTACAGCACGCTTGGCGCTTCTCTCGCTCGCATACAGCCACCGCAGCCGCCTCGGCCTCGTCTGATCCCCCGCAGTAATTGTCTTTTCTTTCCCGGTTTTCTGATCGCGGTAGTGCGCGATGATCCCTGTGTAATCGCCCTTATTTTCTTCAGCCAGGTCTTCGACACTGTCCTCTGGCAATTTGCTTTCCAAATCCAAGCTAACGGTGTAGCCGCCATCTGCGGTCAAGCTGTGCTCCACGTTTCCGCCATACCAGATGATCTCGTCGATTTCCTCCTTTACGCCCTGGAGCGTGTAGGTCAGCTCTGGGATCAGGTCCGGCCGGCCCATAGCCAGGGTGTAGCTGAGCGTGGCGCTACCGCGTTGCAGGCGCCGAAATTCCGCACGGGCGGCGCGCAATGCTGATTGCTGGTCACTGTAGGTATGGCGCAGGTCTTTGAGATTCTCGCCGCCGCCGGCAATGGCCTCCTGTTTCTTGGCGCTGTTCACGTCGTAGTAATACGCGCGCACGCCGTCGTAGCTGTCGCGGTCGGCTTGCAGGTAGCGGTGCTGATCGCCGTCGGCACGAGTGAGAGTGATGTGCGGCAGGTCCATGCCGCTGGCGGTCTTGCCGCCGCCCGCCGGCAGGCACAGCAGGCATCCGGCTTTAACGCTGGCCACCGCGTCGAACTCTTCGCCCAGGCGGCTGATCAGGTTGGCGTCTGATTCATTGGCCTGGTCGAGCTGCAGAATGGGCAACCCATCAAGTGCTCCTGCGATGGTGGCCGTCAGACCGTTGCTAATGGCGATATCGCCCAGAACGTCGCCGAGCGTGGTGTTGCTCCAGCTACGTTCGCGTTTGGTTTTCAGGCCCTTGCGAAGGTCGGCCGAGCGAGCGCGGATGCTGAGCACGTCAGGGGCACCGCTGTGTTCGGTTTCGTCTACGGTATAGGTGCCTTTGTCCACCAGGCCCGTGTCGCTCCACCCCAACCACAAACGAAGTACTGCGCCCTTTGGTGGTATCGACAACAGGCCGTCGTGGTCGCTCAGCGTGATTGTGAGCTGGTCGGCCTCCACGCCACGATTGTCGGTCAGCCCCAAGGTCATCAAACGCGGGCTTACCAGGTGGGCGATGTCGTTGCCGTCGACCATCAGGCGGAACGCTGGCACGGGATAAGCTGCGTCCCTGACGAACCGTTCGGCCGTGTCCTTGAGGAACCCGGTGACCTTGGAGATCGCGGCATCAATCACAGCAACCCCCGCAGAATGTTCAGGCCGGTGCTGGTAGCAGCTCCGAGCAGATCGATACGGTCATCATCTGTACGTTTCAGGGTCAGGGTGAACTCAATACGTCGTGGTGTGCCGTCGCGGAAAAACAAGGTCTTCGTCTCGCTCAGGCTTTCGATCACCCACAAACCATAAATCCGCCCGGTGCCCTCGACCATCGGCCAGGCCTTGCCAGTGTTCGCCATCAAACGCAGAGCGTCCAGGCTGAGAATGCTGCCGGCCAGCTCCGGCAAAAGTAGACCGGGGAGGGTGATGGTGTCGTCGCCACGGCCAACAAATTGCAGCGCAGGAGCCGCGCCGACGCGACTGTTGCTGGCATGGCGCCAGTTGGTCTGGCGCTGCAGCTCCTGGTAGGCGAGGGTAGATAGGCTGAACACGAACATGCCGAGGCTGAGCATCATGGCAATTAATCCCGATCCGATAGCTTGCTGCGCTGACGGGCGCGTTTCTCGTTTTCAATCTTGCTGAGCATGGCGCGCAGGCTTTTTTCCATGGCCTGCACGTCCATGCCGGGTGCTGCAGCGATAGTGATTTGGTAGGTGTCATGGCTGTCGTAAAGCGTCGATGTCCCCGAGCTGCTGATCGGGGGGCGGTCATCAACTGCCAACGCCGGCATGGCTGTCGCGGTTAGGGCCAGTGTGCCGGCTGCGGTCAGTTGCTTGCTCATGCTCGACAAGGTGCTAAGCGGCCCTTTCTGTCCACCACTCAGCCCCTTTGTCAGTGATTCCATGGTAAAGCCGTCCAACGCTGGCATGGCTGGCACGGTGAGGGTAAGCGTGCCGGCGGCGGTTAGTTTCTTACTCATACTGGACAATGCGTTGAGCGGCCCTTTCTGTCCGCTCTCCAGCCCCTTTGTCAGACCTTCCATAGTGAAACCGCCCAACTCAGCGAACACTCGCGATGGGCTGTGGATACCGAGCTTTTCCTTAAACCATCCGATGCTGGAGTCGCCGATTGAACCGATAGCTCCCTTCACGGCGCCGAGGCCGGCGGTCAAGCCGTTGACCAGGCCGTTGACGATCATGCTGCCGAACTCTGTGAATTTCCCTGGCAGCTCCACGCCGAAGTAGCTCATTACCCCAGCGAAAGCTTGATAGAACAAGCCCAAAGGGCTGAAGTTGATGATCAGTTGCGCAATGCCCACGAGGCCTTGGTCAAAGCTAGCCTTGATGGTTGTCCAAATATTGACTACGCCGGTGGCGATCGAGCCGATGCCCTGTAGCAGAGTCATGATCATGCCGCCGATGGCTGAACCAAAGCGCTGGCCCATCGACTGCGCCGCGCCGCCGACGTCTTCGACCGGAGTCAAAAGATTACTGAACCACCCGATCACAGTGCTGATACCGGACGAGATCATGTTGAACAGCGGGCGGACGATGTTGCCGAGCAGTTGCAATGCAAAACCCACAACCGGAATGGAGTAGGCAGCCTTGGCCAGCCTGGCAAGCAATCCACCGAACTTACTTAACCCACCTAGTACTGGCTGCAGGGCTTCTGTGAGCCCTTGCCAAAAGCCAAGAAAGAATCCCTTTATCGGTTTCCAGTATTTGTATATGAGGACGGCAGCCGCCACCAAACCGGCGACGGCTGCAATCAACCAACCTATCGGTGTAGCGAGGATTGCAGCGCCGACCGCACTGATCGCACCGCTGAGCATTGGCAGCACGCTGACTGCGGCCAGTCGAGCGGAACTGACCAGGGAGGGGATGACGCTCATCATGCCTCCGGCTGCTCGGCTTGCGGTCAACGTTTTCCAGATTCGTCCCATCCGTCCGACCTCGACACCTGCCCCAGCTGCTGCTACGCGGGTACCGATCAACTGGGCTTTGATTGCCCCCAGGCGAATACCGAACATCGCCATGCCATAGCGCAGCACAGCGAAGGGGCCGAGCATGCTCGCCATGGTCAGGGCCAATGTGCCGAATACAACCGCTGCGGCTGCTACGGCCGCCACGACTTTGACAAGTCCACCGGCGAGCTTTGGGTTTTCCCGCGCCCAGGTGCCAATTTTGTTAGCGATTTCACCCAGGGTATTGATCAGGTCTTTCAATTCGGGCGCAACAGCAGCACCGAATTCGGCCATGGCGTTGGTAAAACTGCCTTCGGCGGCTTCCATCACGTTGGTCAGAGTACCGAGCTGCTCGTTGACGCGGGTGCGCAGATCAGCTTGGGATTGCATCTTCTGCTGTACTTCCTGGTATCCAGCCAGCCCCTTATTCATCATTGTATTCAGGGTGGTCATGGTTTCAGCGTCGTCGCCAAAAAGCTTACTGATGACGGCCGTACGGTCTGAATCGTTCAGAACCTTCAGCTTTTCAACCTGCGCGTAAAGGTTCTCTAGGCCAGCAAAGTTGCCTTTGTCATCCGTGAATTTGAGCGAGACGCCCTTGTTCGCGCCAGCTGCGATGCTGTTGGCTTTCTCGACTTTGTCTTGATTCAAACCAGCCTGGAAAATTTTACGGAAGGCGTTACCGGCGGAACTGCCCTCCATACCGGCCTGGTCCATCATGATCAGCAGCGGTGCCAGTTCCTTGGCCGCATCGATCCCTGACTTTTTGATGACGTCCATCACCGGCGCGATTTTGCTGAAACCCTGGAGCATGTTGCCTGGGTCCACTCCTGCGTAGAAACCGCGCTGGATGGTGTCCATCAGGCCCATCATGTCCTTTTCGGTGGTGCGGGTAGCGTCCTGCATTTTCGCGGCGAACTCAGCCGCGTCGGTGGCTTCCATCTTAAGCTGAACGCCCAGGTAGGCAGCTGCTTCACCTGTACCGCCGAGAATACTTTGAGCGCTGAGACCCTGGCGTCGGAGCATGGTCATCATGTTCTGGAAGTCCGCCGTGGTACCGGGCAGGCGATCGCCAAGTTTGGTGGCAAGGTCCGTGATCTTTTGGAAGTCTTCAGAGACCTTCCCAGTGTCGCTCATCATCGACACCTTCAACTGCGTGGCAGAGTCCTCATTCGGGGCAAAAGCCTTGATAGCTGAGGCCACGGGCCGGCTTGCGGCGTATCCCACACCGAGACCGGCGGCACCTGATACAGCCATGCGGCCGGCCATGCTCTGGGTTTTATCGTAGGTGGCACGGGCCTTCGCCAGGCTGTCCTGCTTGCGTTTCAGCGCGTCCAGCCGGTCCATCTGCGCGTTTATCGCCAGGGTGGCGATGTCCATGTCCCGCTTAAGCTTCAACTCGGAAGCGCCCAGGGCATTGGTGTTGATGCCAGCGTCTTTCAACTGCGTGCCCAGGGCAGATAGCTTCCCTTGCTGCTGACCGTACTGCTCGCCCAAGCGCTTCGACTCGGCGGTGTGTTGCTTGAGCAGAGTGAGCTGGGCTTTGAACGGAGTTTCCAACCGGAGAATTTCGTCACGCAGACTGGAATGGCCGGCGCGACTGGTGCGCAGCTGCGCGGTGCTAAGCGTGTAGCTTGCAGCCAAGGTCTTTTCCTTGGCTGCAAGCTGATCCAGCTGAGTTTTACGCTCCCGCTGAGCAGCCGTCAGTCGGGTGTACTCGGCTTGCTGTTCGCGGGTGAGGGCATTGCCCTTTTGCATCACGGCATTCAGGGCGGCGATCTGGCTGCCTGATTGACGGTGTTCGTCGCCAAGCAAACCCAAAGCGTTACGCGTTCCCGTGAGTTCGCGCTTGAGGTCGGATTGACTGGTTTTGAGAGAGTCAACCTTCTGCCGGGACTGTTCGAAAAGTGCTTGAGTCGGTGCGAGCTGTTGACGGACTTTGGCAGTGGTGCGGGCGAGTTCGCCTACCTTCGAGTTGTTCGCAGCCAGTGCCTCGGAGGTGGCTATGGTAGCGACTTGTAGCTCGCGCCAGGCGGTGACGTCGCGCTGCTGGGTGTTGAGTTCCTTAAGGCGGTCGCGTGCAGCTTTGAGCGCTCGGGCGGTTTCCTGGCTGCCGCCCGTGATTTTCTTCAGTGGTCCCGTGGCTTGGTCGATGGCGCTGAGCAGCACCTGTAGCCTCAGATCATTCGCCATCAGTGGAACTCCGCACCCTAGCGCGCTCGCGCCAGTCCATCAGGTCTTGCAGGCCCAACTGATCCATATCAGCCGGTGCCCAGTGAAAAACCACGGCCAGATCGGCCATGGCGTCCTCTACGCGACGAGGGATGTATCCGTCTTCGCCGACTTCTGCAACAAAAAACCGGAGATTTTACTGCTCAGGGCCAGCAGGTCGGCCGGGTCCATGCCGGCGACTTCGACGACGGTGAGGCTTGGCGTACTGATACGCGGCAGAACCTTGATCAGGCTGGCGACATCCATCTGCAGCAGCTCTACCAGGCTCACGCCACGCAACTCGCCGGAGTTAGGCTTGCGCAAAGTGATGCTTTCGATGGTGGTGGTACCGCGACGGATCGGCGTGTCGAGGGTGACGGTGTTGTCGTCGGCCAGCTGCTGCACGTCGGGCTGTTCGATGGTTTCGTCTTTCATTGGATTTGCTCCTGGTGATTAAAGGGTGAGGCTTGATCGAGCGGGCGGGTCAGATGCCCATGGCGGTGCGGTGCTTCTCCAGCATGTCCACGCCGTTGACTTTCTCGACGAAGTTGAGCAGGTCGATTTCGATGATTTCTTCGCCATCCACGGTCAGCTTGTAGTAGCTGCAGGTGGTTTTCATGGAGTGTTCGGTGTCTTCGCCGGCCTTGGCTTCGCCCATCTCGATGGTCTCGTGACGACCTCGCACGACCACTTCCACGTTGCTCGTTTCGCCCGTGTCGTCCTGTTGGTATGGGCCAGAGAATCGCAGGGCCACGCTGGAGGCGTTGACGGCGCCGAACTGGCGCAGAGAGATCAGATCGAGGCCACCGGTCTTCCATTCGAACTGGATGCCGTCATCAGAAAAGCCCAGGTCAGATTTGACCGGGCCATTCATCCCGCCGCCGCGATAGGCTTCCATCTTACGGCCGAGGGCGGGCAGGGTGACGGACTTCGCCACGCCGAGGTAGCTGTTGCCGTCATTGAACAGGTTGAGGTTTTTGAGCTTGCGAGGCATTGCCATGGCGGTGTTCTCCGGGAGACGTGTTGAGGGTGAACTCCCCTTTCGGGGAGGCCCGGTTTAGCTATTGATGCCTTTGGCGAAGTCGATCAGGTAACGGTCGGTGATTCGCTGGCGGAAGGTGAGGTCTTCAAGCGGCGGCACTGGGGTGTAGTCATAATCCACCCAGAGCTTGCCGGCCTTGAGGGTGTCCTTGGTGTTGATGTCGTCCGGATACCAGCAGCTGCCCCCGATCAAGTAACCCTGGGATTTCAGCTCGCGCATCTTGGCGTTCACGCCTTCGACCAGGTCGCGTACCAGCGAGGCGTGCATAGGGCGGTCGATGGCCCACATATGCGCTTCGGCCATGGTGTCCGCGAGGATCTGCGCAGTGCGCGTGTAGTTTTCGAAAGCGAACTGCGGATCGTCGCTGCAAGTACGGCTACCCCAGAAGCGGAAGCCGTTGGCATTGATCAACGTGGTGACGTCGTTACTGTTCAGGTAGTTGGCGTCGGTAGCCGGGTTTTGCAGATCCCAGAACACATCGGCGCTGATGCCGGTGACGCCGCTTACGGCCACGTTGGACAAGGTTTTATGCCAGCCCGTCTCCTGGTCGATCTTGGCCCGCAGGCCGAGGGCACGGGCTACTGCCGAGGCAGTGGTGGTCTTGTCGGCGACAGTGTCCCAGTTCTGGAAGTCCGGCCAGATCACCATCATTTCGCGGGCGCCGAAGTTTTCGCGGTAAGCGACAACCTCTTCTTTCGTTTTACAGCCCCAGGCGCTGACGTAGGCAAAGGCGCGAAGGTCTTTGGCAATGGCGCCGAGGGCGGTGGCCACCTGCAAACTGTCCAGGCCTGGCACGCCGAGAATGCGCGGCGTCATGCCCACGCGTGACTTGGCGGCGAGCAGGGCTTTCATGCCGGTGTATTGGCCGGTCGGGGTGGTGCCGCCGATCAGGGCGCTGGTGGTAGCCGCTTCGTCGGCGCCTTCCTTGACCCGTACCACGATGACGTATGGCTTGGTCTGATCTGCGATGCCTTGCAGGCTCGCAGCCAGGGTGCCCTTGACGCCGGCTTTGCCGACAGCTGTCTGTACGTTAGTGAGCAGGACGGGCGTGTCCAGTGGGAAAACAAGCGGGTCCGCATCCTCAGCCGTACAAACCATGCCGATAACTGCGGTGGGAATAGTGCGAATGGGGCGGGTGCCGTCGTTGAGTTCGATGACCCGCACGCCGTGGAGATAATCGGCCATGGGTTATGCCTGCGCTGTGATGGAATGACAGTGCACAGGCTGCCGCGCGCGCGCCGATTGGGCGAGCGGCGCGGCTTGTAAGCGGGGCGGCTACAGGATCAAGTGGTGAGTGTCCCGAAGTCGAATCACTCCGCAGTCACCGCCAGCCACCCAGGCGCTGCCGGTCGATGCTCGTTCAGAGGGAATTCGCCGGCTTCCGGCCAATCACGCAACTGTCGGCGATAGGCTTGCAGCTCCGCGTACTGGTCGGGCGTAAGGGAAGTTGGCGAACCGTCCTCGAGTTCGTCGCGATGCCGCGTTACGACGCTATCCGTTGCGGCGAGCTGCAAGTCACGCCATGCCCGTTCGACCGCTGCGAGTGCTTCTTGGGAGGGCGGTGTGGGATCCGATAGGAATGGATAACCATCCTCAGCCCAAGTGATTACCTTGCCTTCACCTTGCCCCTTCAATAGAGCGGCATGTATTTCAGCGTTAATTTCCACAGCATCCGACGGCATGAATTCGTTAATTGCTGGGTCGTAAAAGTAACCAGTTTTTTTGGACGCGAACATAAATCCATCTCCTAAAGAGATCTAAATGCCTTTCGCAAAATAGGTGCTTGCTTGCGTGGCGACAGTGAGTGATGAATTCCAGAATCTGACCTGACCGGCGGATTCGTTATATGAGTTAATCCCAGGACTACCCGCCTGCGAAGCTCCCGCCCCAGCCACAATCGCCAAGGGGCCGTTGGGGAATTTGATCGGGTAATTGATCAGGACCGAACCGCCAGCTGGGATCGGAGGAACGATGCCCCATTGCTCGATATGACCCGAAGGCAATTTCTGATAGCCGTTCGCCGTAAGACGCGCGGAGAAACCCGGCGAGTACTTAAGTGAGGCGTCCCCACCATCAAAACTCCATCCGCTCCCCCCTAATAGTCGGCGGAATACGCCCAGGGAGCCGACTGGGATGAAAAATGGCCCTGGCTCAGTAATCGTATTTGTCAGGGTGTCCCCCGTCGCAGCGACCACCCAGACACCGCCAGACAAAGAGCTGCCGATAGTGATCAATGACGCGGCCGCAACACTCGACGCTGGAGGTAAAGCAACCGTCGAAAGTTGTGCAAAGTTACTCAGCCTTCCCACATCTGCCGCAGTTAAAGCTGTGTCGCCCGTGTAGTTCGTTTGCCCTGCATAACTGCCAAGAGCGCGCTGCACATACTCAGTAGTCGCTAATCGCTTGCTGATATCAAACTGTGCAGGGGTTGGTGCGGTTGGAGACCCCAGGAGCGCGGGAGAATTGATCGGCGCAAAACCTTGAGTCACGTTCTGAAAGGTCAATGGCGTGGTGCCTAGGACGATCACACCGTCCGTGATCAACTGCCAGCGCGTATCGGCCAAAGTGGCGCCTTGCTCGACCGATACCAGAAGCGCCGACGTCACTTCTGCATTGCTGTCAGCATCGTCCGAACGCTTCCATACGGCCGCCGCAGCGATGTACAGGCCATTGTCCTTGACGACAGTCTGGTTTTTTACCAGCACGCGATCCCCAGCAACCAACACAACACCGTCGATGGTCTGTAGGCCCGCCAGGGCGATGTTGGCCGTGGTAGCCACACGTACCGATTGCTTGTTGTCGAGCTTGTACAGCTCTTCCATGATCCGCAGATCGACGTACTCGCGAGTTGCCAGTACAACCGCCGGGTCAATCTTGAGTGTGATGTTGCCGGTACTGGCAACGATGAAATTCATCCGTACGACTTGAGTACGCCCTGACCCTTGCGATAGCGCCGGCTTATAGCTGGGCGCGCAGTTCGCCACGGCCACCAGGTCACCGTCCGCGTCGTACAGACCGATCTCACGGATCCAGCGTCCGCCTTCATCGGCCGGAATGATCTGTTCAGCAATAATCACGGCGGCGTTGACGGGATCGACTCGCAGCTGATTCAGCGGGCGGCGTCGCCACTCGTTGATGAGCCGGGTTTGCAGTTCGTTCGGAATTGGGTCCGTACCATTGGCATCACCCACGCCCATCTCGGTGAGTCTCCATGGCACGCCGAGCGCGTCGGCGTTCGCCTGCTTGGCTCTCCCCACGGCGGTGAGGATCGCGAAAAACTGAGAGTTCGCATCAATCATAATAAACGTCCAGTGTGTCTATGGAGTGTTCGCGCCCGACAATGCCTATGGTCCCAATGATCTCAATATCACGCATCACCGGTGGGTAAACGTCGATTTCGTCGCCTTCATACAAGGCAACACAAATGTTCAAAACCCCTTGTGTTTCGAGGCTGATTGCCAGGCCTGTCAGATGTCGGGTCACCGGCCTGGCGTCATCAATCAGCAACGTGAGTTCTTGATACATCTCTTCGGTGATCCCGGTGTCGAGTACTCCGACCTTGATGGCGAAAGTACCCGGCACGCCCTGTGGGGTGGTCTGCCACCACTCCAGCACCTCAATCAGGTAGCCCAGCGGCTCGACGACACGGCGCAGTGCGCCGATGGTGCCCTTACGCGAGTGGATGTAGTGGGATGAGCGGATGGCGGCGCGCTTGGCTGCCTCAGTCCATTTGCTATCCCAGCGGTCGACTGAAAAGGCCCAGGCCAGGTAAGGCAGCAGCGCAACCGGGCAGGTGTCCGGATTGCACAGCTGTCGTAAAGGGATAGGCACGCGCTGGATCTGCGCGAGCGCCTGCGCCGCGTGATGCTCCAAAGGGGTGGAGTTGCCCGGCAGTAGTTGCTGGACACCCATTATTCTGCGCCTCGCTTGACGTCGACACCGGTGCAGTAGGGCGCCTGGGCCTTGGTCGCGACGATATCGACCCAGCCTTCCAGCTCCACCTTGCGCACGCCTTCTACGTGAAGTGCGGCGTGGATTGCCGATCTCGACACTTCCATACCGAGGCGGCGACGTTGGTTGACGTAGGCCAACAGGCGCGCTTCGGCAGCGGCAAGAATTGGCTCGGACTCCGGCCCGGTCGACAGGAGGTAGACTTTTGCCTTGATCTGGTAGCGCACAATTTGCGCGCCCTGAACAATCAGGCGGTCGGCCACCGGCCGACGGTCCTCGTCGCTGAGGTAGGTGTTGACGACGGCGAGCAGTTCAGGCGCAGCCGTGCCATCACCCAGCAGTGATTGCACGGTAACGACGGCAACGGCAGGTGACGGGCTTTCGGCTGTGGCATCTGCTACCCGGCCATCCGCCGCCCTGGCGTGAAAGATGTAGCTGTTGCGTGGGCCGGCAGTGCTCAAACCTTCCCAGGCCATCTGCGCACGCTCGCGCAAACTGTCGTCTCCTTCCATGAGCTTTGGCACGGGGGGGATTGCGTTGGCTCGGCCCTCCTGGATCACCAGGCGCTTGACGTTGAAGTTTGCGGCCAACTGTTCCAGGTCTGTCCCTCGCGCCGTGGCGAGCAGGTTGGCCAGGGATGCTTCGTTGACGCGTTGCCGCCATACGGTTTCACGGTAGGCATTCTCCTGCAGCAGCTTGGTCAGTGGCTCGGATTCCATTTCCAGACGTGCGGCAATTTCTGCCTGTTCTTCGACCGGCCACAGGCTGATCGCATAGGCCTTACGCTCGGCCAAGATCTGTTCGAAGTCGACTTGCTCGACGATCTGCGGCGGCGGGAGTTGGCTAAGGTCGATGGCGGCGAAGCTGTTCATACACTGCCTCCCAGCTGCAGCGGCACGCTGAGGCTCAGCGGTTCATTCGTGTCCACCACTGTGGCCTCCAGATCGATCGAGGCCTGGCCTTGCATGTTCGCTCCCACAAATTGCACGCGACTCAAGCTGATGCGGGTTTCCCAGCGCATCACTGCCATGACGGTGGCCGCGTATACGCGCAGGCGGGTGACGTCGTTAAAAGGGTGGTCTACCAGTTCGGGCAACAGGCTGCCGTATTCGCGGCGCATCACACGGGTGCCGATTCGGGTGGTGAGAATGTCGGTGATGGCCTGACTGATGTGATCGCGCTCGCCGATGGCGCCGCCGGTTTGTCGGTTCATGATGGGATGGGCACCCCCGACTGGTCGCCGCCGGCCTTGACGCCGGTGTGCGGGTGTTTGACCAAGCTGACACCGGCTGCAACCACGTCAATCGACACTTCAACCCGGCCGGTGACAGTCTGATTGCCGGTTTGGATGTAGTCGCCCTGGTGTTTGATGTCGCCGACCAGGTTGATGCCGCCACGGCTGATTAGATTGGTGGTGCCGCCGTCGGCCAGTGTGGCATTTAGGTGGTGGGCCACGCTGTCGTACTCAATCACTGAACCGTCTGCATACGTTCGGCGGTGCAGGCCGGCGCGGTTGCCATTGGCCGGGATGTGGTCGCTGAACACACCTGTCACGACGATGCCGTTAGCGAGTTGTCCGGATGGGCTGAACAGGATCACCTGCTCGCCAATGGTA